TCAAACAGTTTCTTTCATTGCGCACTGACCGTTTCCGTGCGGCTTATGGCCGCCATGTCAAGGAACTGCCCCGCTGCTGCGTTTTCTTTGGCACCAGCAACACCACGGACTTTTTGCAGGACCGTACCGGCAACCGCCGTTTCTGGCCCGTGGATGTCGGCGTGGCACCCGTGACAAAGAGCGTGTGGTTTGACTTGCCCGGTGAGATTGACCAACTCTGGGCGGAGGCTGTTGTCCGTTGGCAAAGCGGTGAGAGCCTTTTCCTCAAAGGTGACCTTGAGGCTGCCGCTAAGGAAAAGCAGGAGGAACACCGGGAAGTCAGCGCCCGTGAGGGCATCGTGCTGGATTTCCTCAGTAAGCAGGTGCCGGAGGATTGGGCAAAGTGGCCTCTTGACCGCCGCAGAATGTTTTGGGGCGGTGCCGTGCAGGGCAGCATCAATCTGGTTGACCGTGACCGTGTATGT